CTCCCTTTTCATTGGAGGTCGTTTTGCTGGTTACTCAATGCGATGAATGCGGAAAAACTGATGTTATGGCCCATCATTGGCACACCCTTGATGGTCGTGACTTCTGTTCATGGAAGTGTGTGCGCAGATATGTGAATCGAAGAATCAAACAAGATGCAGAGTACGAGAAGGAGCGAGCATGTACGAATTCTGGCAGTGCATTAGAAAGATTGAGATAGGCTCAGGCCGTACCAAGACAGAAATAATTGTGAATGAGCCAATTTTTGAGCTCCTGGTTGAGTTGATAAAGAAGGCTTTGAAAGTGAGGTGATCGGCAATGAAAAGTAAATACGAGACTCACGTTGCGGATCGTCTCGATGTTATCAAAGGCTGGTGCAGAGACGGAATTATCGAAGAAGAGATAGCTAAGAGACTCGGTGTGTCGTACTCTTCTCTAAACAAATATAAGAATGAACATTCGGAACTTTTCAACGCCCTAAAAGAAGGTAAGGAAGTCGCAGACTACCGTGTAGAGAACGCTCTGTATGAAAAAGCATTGAACGGAGATACCACGGCGATGATATTCTGGCTCAAGAACCGAAGGCCGGAACAATGGAGAGAAAAACAAGAGATTGCGCATTCTGGTGGAATTGACATAGTTGTGGATGTGGTTGAAGATGGCGATTAAGGTTCACGCTCGCATCTTCAATAAGCCTTTCAGATCACATCTTGAGAATCGCTCCCGTTACGAAATCTTCTATGGTGGTGCAGGTTCGGGAAAGTCAATGTTCGTTGCACAGAGACTCGTTCTTCGCGCAATGAAGGAAAAAGGCCACAAGTTTCTAGTAGTTAGAAAAGTTGCTAAGACAAACAGACACTCAACGTTCGCACTTATCATATCCATTCTTCGAAGCTGGAAGGTTCTGGGTTTGTTCAAGGTCAACAAGTCAGACATGGAGATCGCCTGTCTTAACGGCAATCAAATAATCTTCACTGGCTTGGACGATGTGGAGAAGCTCAAGTCAATAGCAGGAATCACAGATATTTGGGTCGAAGAAGCCTCAGAAATCACACAAGAAGACTTCCAGCAGCTTGACTTGAGACTCAGGGGCAAAACTCAGTGGCCCCTTCAAATTACAATGACGTTTAATCCTATCTCTGCTCTGAGCTGGATTAAATCTTACTTCTTCGATGTGCCTAAAGAGAATTGTTCAATACATAAGTCAATATACAAAGACAATCACTTTCTTGATGACGAATATAAGAAAGTCATCGAGGACTTGAAGAATCAGGATCACACATACTACCAGATATATGGATTGGGTGAATGGGGCGTACTTGGGAATCTCGTCTTCACAAACTATGTGTTTGAAGAGATTCAATACAAAGAAGAGGACTTCGATGCAGTGTATCAAGGCCTCGACTTCGGGTTCAATCATCCCTCTGCTCTTGTGCGTGTGGGCTTCAAAGACGATGAACTCTATGTATTTGACGAGCTGTACGAGAAAGGGCTTACAAATGCTGAATTGATTCAGGAAGTTGCAAAGATGATAGACAAGCGTTCACAGCTTGTAGCAGACTCTGCAGAACCCGCGAGAATCAAAGAGTTTCAACAGGCGGGTTTCAGAATCAGCGGCTCGGTCAAAGGCAAAGGTTCTGTGAAAGACGGTATTGACTGGCTTAAGAGACATAAAATCCACATTTCGAAGAACTGCTCGAACTTGCTTGCAGAAATGCAGCAATACTCGTACAAAGAAGACAAAGACGGCAATGTCCTGGATGAGCCAATAGAGTTCAAAGACGACGCGATCGCTGCACTCAGATATGCAATCGAACCCGTGAGATTGAGGCGCAAAATCACAGCCGGATACTCGGCGTGGAGGTAACGCTATGACACTTGACACGATACGAGAACTCATAGAACTGAACGGCAAAGTAACGTCACAAATAATCGCTGATCTCATAGATGAACACAGCGGCAGGCATGAGACGATGAAGAGCCTGTATGAGAGATATAAAGCGTCTGAGGCCGGAGTACCCATATTCATGCGTTCGTATTCGGTCACGGACGACACGAAGATAAACAACAAGCTGAACAACGACTTCTTCTCGGAGATCATCGACACGAAGGTCGGGTACTTCATGGGGGTTCCGGTAGTGTACGAAGCGAACTCGAAAGACTTCGAGGACTTCGAGTTGAGAAACCGGCTGGAACTCCTCGACTCGGAAACCGTGAAGCTGGCCACGATCTGTGGCACGGCCGCGAGACTTCTGTATGTCGACACCGAGGCGAAGATCCGCGCTATGAACATCTGGCCCTGGGAATGCATCTGGGTGATGGACCGCTCTATCGACGAGGCCCAGTTCGCTCTCAGATACTACGACATGGAGTACGTGAAACCTGACGGCTCGACGGAGACTCGCGAACGGGTCGAGTGGTATGACAAAGAGAAGGTGACATACTACATCAAGACCGAGAATGGCTACGTCCTGGACGACACGGAAAAAACGAACCCACAAACTCACTTCTTCGACTACGTCCCTTTGATCGAATACCCGAACAACCTCGAACGTCTGGGTGACTCCGAGAAAGTTCTCAGTCTCATCGACGCATACGACAGGAAGGAGTCGGACCTCGATTCCGAACTCGAACAATGGAGACTGGCGTATATGAAAGTTCTCGGGGCGGAACTAACGAAGGAAGTCATCAAGGAAGCGCTCAGGACAGGTGCCTACAACCTCCCGGAAGGCGCCGACATGGCCTTCATCGAGAAGAACATCAACATCGAAGCCGTGGATTCACACCTCAATCGCCTCGAAGCCAACATTCTCAGATTCTCCAAGTCTGTCAACTTCGCCGACAAAGAATTCACCAGCGACATCTCGGGCGAGTCGAGAAAATACAAGCTCCTGTCGCTTGAGAATAAGTGCATTACGGCAGAGCGACAGTTCTCGGCGAGCAATCAGAGAATGTTCAAGGTCCTGGCCTCGGCCCCAGCGTTCAATCTTGACTGGCTTCACGTCACACAGAGATTCACCAGGAACCTCCCTGTCAGTCTGGAGAAAGACGCTCAGGTTCTCACCGCTCTCAAGGGCATCATCCCTGACGAAATACTATATGGTCTGGCATCGTTCATTGACGATCCAAAAGCCGTCATCAAGATGATGGATGAGCAGAGAGAGAAGCAGATGAACTACTACCCGGCTGTAAATCTCGAAGAGGATGAGGGCGATGGCGCTAACAATTAAGGGCGCTTTTGATGACTTTGAACGTTGGTATGAAGGGTTCACAAACAGACAGTTGAAAGAATTGCAGAAAGCATACAAAGACTCGCTGGCGCTTACAAAGAAAGAGCTCGAGAAATACTACAAGCAGTTCTCGAAGAAAGGCGAGCTCACACTCGCCGAGATGCAAAAATATGATCGTTTGAGAAAGATGCAGAAAGATCTCGACGCTGCTATTCTCGAACTCTCACGAACTCAGGCAAAAGAGGTTCAGAGTTTGCTCTTTGAAGTCTATTCAGAAGGTTACGACCGCATGGGCTGGCTGGCAGAACAGGCTACCGGGATCAATCTCAGGTGGTACGTACTTCCGAAAGACTACATCAAGAAGGCGATTCAGAATCCAGTCTCAGGTCTCACACTTAACGAGATTCTTGAAAAGAATAGGCAGGAGATCCTCTGGCGAGTCAGGCAGGAAGTCACGCAGGGGCTGATCAAAGGTGAAAGTTACTTCAAGACCGCGGACCGGCTAAAGACGGCGCTTGAAAACAATTATGTCAAAGCCACCAGAATCATATGGACTGAGAGTCACAGATGCAAGGAAGAAGCGCAGCTCGAAGCCATGCAAAAGATGCAGGAGAAAGGGGTCGAAGCCAAGAGGATGTGGGTAGCCACGCTCGATAGCAAGACTCGTGACACTCACCGGGCACTCGACGGTCAGATAGAAGACAAGGACGGATACTTCCACATTCGAGGTTTCAAGACTAAGGCCCCTGGAATGTTCGGGATCGCTTCTGAGGACATCAACTGCCGGTGTTCGACGATCTTCGTATTCGAGGGCA